GGATGTCAAAACTGCTATTTATTCTGGCAGTACCACCTTCGGCTCATGTGGTGGTGTTTACATCGCGACATCTGATGGTGCTATTGTCGGTTTTCACGGTGCTGGTCCATCTTCGCACAAAGGCATGAATATTTTCTACCCCCTTAGTGATAAGTGGTCAGCTGATATGCGTGCCACTGCTTCTGGACAGCAATTATATGATCCCACAGTTGATGCTAGTTACAGTACCAATTGGATCGAAGTGCTCAATAAGGAAGCTGATCTCAACCCTAAACTTGTTGCCCCGGAGAACTCATCCATTACTATCAAGCCAGCACAACCATTGCCCGTGCCCACTGTGCCTGTTCCTGTCACAGCTGGTACATCACCAATCGTCCCCACCCCTACTAGTTCAAAAAACTAGTAGCGGCCCTAGCTCTTAATAAGATTCTAGGGCCTTATCCCGAAACACTCCAACGCATACGTGCGGTCAATTTAGTTGACCTTGGTGCGCATCTCACACATATCGGTAAGGTCTATCGTCCATTTAAAGCGAAGACCCCTGATTTTGTTGATGAACACGTATTGGCCTTTTTGTGTACTCGTGGTGAGGACCTTTCAGACTACAGCAAATATAATGTTGTACCTACCCGCGTTGATATAGCCGCTAAGGCTATTCTTCGTTATAATCGTGTCGAGGATCCCTTTTCCTCTGTTGTTAAAGACCTGTATGTTCAAGCAGGCCATGCGCTTGATTACGAGTTCTCTTCCGCACTTTCCGGCAGTGTGGTACGCACCGTTGACCAAGTTATTGATTCTATGTATATGCTTCGTAGCCCTGGGTATCCATGGTCGCTCGAGCATCAATACAAAATTGATTATGTGCAGTCAGATGACTTCGCATTCTACGCTAAGTATTGGGATTCTCTGGCTTCCGATGATCCCATACGCACCCTATGTTCAGTGTCAATTAAAGTGGAGGTGCGCCCACAGTCCAAGATTGACTCAGGTGATTGTAGGACTATAATTGCCATGGACACCAATCATGTCATAGCCCACCTGCAACTTATTGGTGACCAAAATGACCGCCTCACGGCACACGGTAATGCTCTCACGACGTCTTCAGCTGTCGGTTTGAACATCTTGCAAGGTGGTATGAACCGTTTGTACCACAAACACACCAAATTCGGTACTGGGCCAAACTGTATTGAGCTCGACGGTAAAAAGTTTGATGGACGTTACAGGAAGTTCTGTTTCACTCAGATTAGGAACTTTAGTTATAGGATGTTGCACTCTGTGTACCAAACTCCGCAAAACTATCAACGTCTCACTAACATCTACAATGACCTCACTCACTCCCCGGTGGTCAATGTTGACGGCAATGTTTATAGTCGTGAATCTGGTGGCCCAAGTGGTCATGGTGGCACAACGCCTGACAACAGCCTCAAGAATGATATGGACATGTTTGTTTTGTGGTGTCTTGTTGTTCCTGAATCTTGGCGTAATTACCAATCTTTCCGCAAGTACGTCAACATGTCCTTGTGTGGTGATGATCTACTCATTGAGGTCCACCCCGCCGCTCAGCCTTACTTCAATGTGGATAGCATACGTGCCAATATGCACCACATTGACATGGAATATCATTTCGCTCATGAGGGTTTTGTCCGTTGTGAGGACACTACTTTTCTTGGGCATGCCTTCAAGCTTTGTGAGAATCCCATTTCCACACCTCTCTACTTACCTGTCATTGATTGTGAGCGTATGCGTTCTAATATGGTCATTTTTAATGAGCAGAAGGAGAATCGTCTAGCATCCACCATTGTTCGAGCTAATGGATTACGTTCAGAGACCTTCGCATGCGCATCATGCCGTGCCTGGTTCTCAGACCTGATCGCATTTTTGCGCCAGAGATCTGCTCATAGTAGCAACCCCGCTATTGTTGGTGCCTGGTCCACCTGGAAATCTGATACCCACCTTTGGGAATTGTATGTGGGATATAAAGCTGTAGGTGCGCACGCCTCCCAATCTACTGTTAAGCAGCTTAAAAATTCTTCGCTTCCCCAATCCTTCGATATGACCACAATCGACAATTCCCTACACCCCCGTACTGACGATGACGTCAACGAGTTCGTTAAACAGCACGAACAGGCTATCCAAGATGACATGTACAATGATGTCACTGGAGACCTCTCCAAGGCAGATTACAATGGCGAGATGAATGATGAACTTGAAGGCACTATGGCCCTTGGTTGGATCGAACGCGCTGCGTCCTCCCATGCCACCGACCCCAGCCCGTCTCGTTTCACCAGTGCTTACGTGGACATCTTACGCAACATTGGTATCTCACCAACTTCCCCTGTGCCTCTCCGTGGCACACCAGAGCATGATGCACGTAACAAACTTGAAAATCTCATGCTACAGACGTCGTATGATGCTGTTGCGCTCAAAAATGGTCAAATCTCTCGTCATGATGCTTACCAGCGTGCCATGGCAGGTTACACTCACTTGCCTGATTTTTCACATTTCAGTCCTCATGGCCAAGCAAGCACATGGTCTCAGTCTGTGCTCGACTTCCTTAACCTTCTTCTAGATAATGGTCAGCCGGGCGCTTACGACCCTTATGATGACCACAATGGTATGGATGAGCCAACTTTTCCCGAGGATGACTCACACCCGTGGACAGCTGCTGATGAGCCTCGTATTTATCCGCAGTCTGGTCACCATCCTAAGAAGAAACACGGTGTGCCCAAGAAAAAGCATGTTAAAGGTGCTGCTGCCAAGCGTGAGACCCCAAAGCACAAGTCCAAACCTGTGCAACGTCCGGTGCAACGAACCCCTGTTGTTCGCGCTGGTTCTAGGGACACTTCTACGGCTATACCTGCCTATTCTTCATCATCTACATCTGCTAGGGCCCCTCAGCCCAAAACAGGGTCAGTTTTGT